CCACCTTTGCGTAGGGTTAACCTACGCTTCCAAGAGATTCCTTCTCTAAGGACCAGGGGGACATCCCCCCGAAGTGTGGTACGACTATCTGTATTTGTCGTACTTCGCGGGATATTACTATCCCTCCTCCGGGCTCATTAGAGCCGGTTCTCACCAACTGCTCACACATGGCACCATGGACGCTCAGTCCATCGTGCTGCCTATCCACCAAAACAAATGGAGAACAAGCAGTAGCAGTTTCGGCGAGAACGAGTGCATACCAGCCTTCCCAACCAACTCTATCTTCGGGTCGTTTTGCGACACGAGGACAGACCGGGCGGTTAGGCTGACACTCGTCGAAGGTGCCAATAAAGGCACCATCACCCATCCCGTCAGGGATGCGGGGCTTACGCCAAGCTTTCGGTGCTCTCGCACGGAGTGAAGATAGCAGTTCACGAGAACCCGGGAAATGAATCCCGGACTCAGCCAAGCGACCGAACCAACGGTACGCCTGGTTGTGAAGCTTAAACAACCCCATAAGGGTACTATCTTCGCGCTTAACGTAAAACGGACTTACGTCTACCGACCCGAGGAAGTGTTTACCACAACTCTCTCGGAATCTGCCGCTAATGAATGTTTTAGATTCATTTGTCTTAAACCCTGCAAATTCAAGGACATCAATAAGCAAGGGGGCGGCACCCACCGGTACGATGATATCGTCACCATACACAGAAAGGAGCGACGTACTCAGGCCATAGATCTCAGCACACGCAGAAGCAAGAGCCCAGAAAATCAGGGTTTCTAGCTCGAACGTGTATCCGTTCCCCATGGAACTGAACTTCCGGTATAAGATCAATTCGCCGGAAGGTAGAACTCCGTACGGTGATCGGCACTGCTCAAGTGCTTCACACCAATCGGAAGGCAGGAGAGCCCTAACGAGCTCAAGCGAGACAGTATCGCTCGCCATCGACAGATCGATCGTGGCCAACATTCCCGTTACAGCTGCGAACCTAGCAAGGTCCGCATGGGTCTGTTGACCATGTTCGAGGTCGATGCCTACCCTACGCAGAGACCGCCTAATCAGACTACCTAAACCTTTTTGAACATACATGTTCATAGAGGGTTCGATAGCGATCATGCGATCAGCCTTGTAGTTCTTAGGCACACTATCCAACCTATTCCCATCAACAACGCCAACTTCGGCATCGCGACAGGGACCTTCCGCAAACAGCGGCCTCCCATTCCAGAGAGGAGAGTACTTAACACAAGTACGAGCTAGGTCTAGATTGTTGAACGTCGACTCCAGTTTAAAGGAGTATTTATACGCTTGATGGCCCATCCTCCGAGGTAGCGATGTGCTAGCCCCGGAGGTGAAACTCATCCCGCTGTGTGCTTTGTTCCAATCAAACGCGCCGAGAACGAACTGAATTTTCCGCCTAGCTGCTTCAAACACAGCATAGACGCTATCACGTTGTGTTGAACAACGCGACAGATCAGTCCGAACAAGACGCAAATTAGTTTCAGCACACATAGCCTCTGCAGCGTGAAAGCGCTGCCACGTAGTCTCGGTCTTTTTGACGGATTTTAGCCCGTCATCGAACTTAGACATCACCTCTTGGAAGAGGTAACCTACTGCGTATCCACGGGGATCATAAGGACTCCCCCCGTTTTCTGGGGAGAAGCCAGTGAGCCTCCCGTGTTCGGATTCGAAGCAGGTTGTGTTTCCCTCCCAATGCGTAACTCTAGCGAGTTGCGCAATGAAGTTGCGGAGGAAAGGAGGAACAGCGACGTTAACAGGCCGATTACGACCAGGAGCTTTTCGAGCCATTTAAAGGTCTCCAGTAAGAAGAATCCGAGTTTATCTCGGAGGAACGCCTCGGCTGCAGGAGTCATTTTTCGATCCTGTAACTGACATTACTGTCAGTAGATGGGTTCCAGCTGGTCAGCCATCGTAACAACGGTGGCATGATTCAGAAGGTTCGACATCAGCTTCAGCGTATTCTTACGCTCCTGTGCGGTGGCTTGCTGACTGAAATTAATCGTCAGCAGTGCGGAGTTATTCCGCACCACAACCACCTGGCCGTCGACAGTCGCTTCAACGGGATCGTTGAAACCAAGGACCATCTGATACGCACCTTTGTCGCTCTTCGGCTGTCGCAGATCGATCTGGAGGGTTTCCCACCCCGGAACGGTCGTAGACGTACGATTCGCGAGCTTGGCCAAGGCACCAGAAGTGGTGACCGGACCAAAGGTGTGCGTGACGGGGGACGCTTCAGCGTCCGCGATTGCAATGTTGCCGATAGCCGGCATAATACTCTCCAAAGGAGGATTGGTAGTTAGTAAACCTTAGGTGGTTTACCGGCGAGTGCTTGCGAAAGCAGCGAAAACCCATTCGCCACATGCGTCAAGCTGAAGGGATCTTTGAACCCGGGAAAATTCGGGAACGGAGAGCTTAAATGAATAACACGCTCGAGATCAAACTCGCGGCGTGAACACTCATAGTCAGCTCGACTAACCACATAAGGATTAGCGGAAGTTACCTTCCCCGTTAGAGCCTTCACAAACGTTGTACACTCACGACGCCTAGTGGTTGACCCACTATGGAATTCGAACCCATTAGCCGCGTCTAGACAAGAAAGCCAATCCCCAACAGGGAGAAGCCAGTCAAGAACGAAGCTATAAGGCAAGAGTTCCCACGCTAACAAAGCGGGATTCGTGAGTCCCAGTGACGACAGTGTCGATAAAAACGTATTACCTGGGTTGTAATCCAGGCGTACGAAATATCCACGCATCCACGATGTTTTGCGGACGCATGGCCATTCGAGCACAGGATTAGGGTAGTCTTCCAGACGGCCCTTCTCAGTCACATTACCCTTAACGGTGATTATCCAATCATCGAGACTTTGCCGGCGTTGAAGCGCGTCTACGCTCCCCTTGATATCCTGCAAAAGCGGGTTCCAACCGTACTGGTATTCAAGCCACGAGCCAGGGAGCTTCTTGGGGTGACCCCCAATTTCCTGCCACGCCTTCTTAAACTTTCGTCGCCGAAGAAGTGATACAGAACGTGCTATACGGTTTAAAGACGAAGCGAGAAGATTAGCAGTCATCTGACGTTCGGCGTAAGCCTGCGCTAGATTAACACGCTGTTCTTTCAAGCTAAGTAAAGCCTCTATCAACGCCCGGTTTTCTTGGTCGGGCTTATGAACAGGCAGCAGTGACAAGCTGGTCTGTAGGTTGCCGGCTATCTCATCGATAACACCGGTTTCCTCATAGGTTTGGTAATACCCACCTGATGTAGTCGGAGGTACTCGACTACGCACGTGGACACCATTTCCTCTGTCAATAACAGATAGAGTTCTCCTATATGTCGTTGGATATAACCACCCGCTGGGTTTATGGCGGGGAGTCCTGTTCACCGTCGAGGTAACACTCTTTTGAATAAGAGCTGTCGATATTACCTTACTCACGACGCCCGAACCAGTAGTGCGGGTCAACACTGACCCACGCTGGCCATAGGCTTCAGAGAAGGTTTCAATCGGCATACGTCACCTCAATTGTGAACAAACGACACAGGTCGTCCATAGCACCGGTACATCCGGAAAGACTATGGGTGTACGACGGGAGACAAATTTATCTCCCTTTAATTCCCAATTGTTGGGATATCGCACGAGGGTGTGATTTAACACCCATACTGCACGCAAGGCACCGCCCTACGGGCAACGAGTCCGTTTTTCGGACCCGTAATAGCACCACCCCTTCTGGGGGTG